GTGTTACTTTATTATTCTTAGAATAAGTTAGTTACACGTACTCTTCTGTAATACTTGTTAGTATCAGCAGTTAGTGCACCAAGACCTTGGCTAGATACATCACCTTGTGCGAATGGATTAGCAACCATACCGTATCGAGTTTTGAATCCGATTTTTGGTTGGAAGCTATTCTCACCAACAGCACGAACCATTTGTAATGGAACGTATGGGCAATAGAATAAACCAGCGTCAAATGCGCTTGATCCTTTGTATCCAACTACTAGGTAGTTAGATCCAGCGAATGGATCGATGTACACTCTGAAACGTCCGTTAAGAACACCAGCAAAAGTATTGCCTGTGTCATCAACTTCAAGAGTGTTGCTGTTAAGAGCAGGGGCGTAGTCAAGTACACCAGCCATTTGCAATGCAGAAGCTACGTCTGAAGAACAGATAACCAGGTTACCTTTCCCTCTACGAGTTCCCTTCGCAATAGCGTTAGCTTCTTGTTCGATTTGGAACATTAAGCCTTTGAACTTCTCTACAGACCATCTACCATTTGCATCAACATCTAAGTCGAAAACACCTGCAGCAGCGGAGCCAGGAGCACCAACTTCAGCAGTTTTGTAGATTGTTCTAACAACTTCACGGTTGATTTCTGTTAAGATCTCAGATTGAAGAATGTTAGAAAGTTCTGTTTCAGCGTCTAAGCCGTGAACAGCTCTTAAGTCCTGAGCAAGCTCAGTAGTGTATTCAGCTTTTAAAGCTCTTGTCTTCGCAGCTACTGTGACTTTCTCGATTGAGAATGCCATTTCAGCGTATCCAGCACCAGCTCCATCACCTAAAGCTTCACCAGCACCTGTGTCAAGACCAGTACCGGTCGTGATTAGTGCGCTGTTAGCGTTTGGTAATGTATTTGCGTGTGTACCAGCTCCTGAGAAGTCAGTATCAGCTTCGTTATAAAAAGCCTCGTCACCAGCTTGTGAGCCGTAACGTGCTCTCATAGCAAAGATTAAACCTGTAGGGCCAGTCATTGGCTGAACACCACAGATGTCATAAGCGATCAGGTTAGGAACCGCTCTACGTACTAGACTAATAAGAATTGGGTCATAACCTGCGTTAGGACCTGCAGCTGTTGCAGCGCTTCCGAAACCACCAGTACCAGCATCATTAGTTGGTGCTGCTTCTGAAAGTAAAGAAGTCATGTTCGCTGACAAATCGCCAGTTTCTGATAACGCTCTTTCAGTGTTTTCGAGGATTGTTGCAGTTACTGCTTTCTTATGAGAATCAGTAATAGGTGAAAAAGAATCGTGCTCTAAGATAGGGCTCCACTTTTCCACTAATTGTTGATAGTTACTCATTTCTATCTCCTTTTAAATTAAATTAAGTTTTGTTAAACAAACCAATTATTAATTATTCTTTACTTCTTAGTGTTGAAAGCTTCAACTAGAGCATTGATAGAGTTATAATCAGAAGCTGGTTTAATCACTTCCTGTTCCTCTAGAATAATTTCGTCTTCTTCGACATCCTCAACTTTAGGGGCAACTACTTTGCCTTCACTAAAGAAGGATTCCTTGATTACTGAAAGATTTTCTGCATAAGCATCTACATCTTCAACGTCAAGCTTTTCAGAAAGTACTTTAAAACGTTCTACCTGATTTTCAGATAAACCTTCAACCATACTTTCAAATACTGTTACAGCTTTCATAGAAGCAATAGTATTCTTAAGTTCAATATTTTCATTGACTACAGAATTACTACCTTCTTCTAGTTCAGCTACTTGCTTCTCTAAACTCTCAACTACATCAAAAGTCTCTTCTGATACTTCGATGTTGTGCTCAGTGAAGAGTCCTTTCAGACCGTCAAGTAATGATTCTGCCATTTCAACTTTAATGCCAGCTTCTACTGCGATCTTGTTCTCTTCCATCCACTCTTTAACTACGTAATCAAGATACTTGTCTACATTTTCGACAACGTCTTTCATACGAGTATCAATAGCTTCAGTTAGTTCAGCTTCTAATTTACTTTCTAGTTCTTCTTTCAAAGACTCAGTCTTTGTTGCAACTTGTTCGTTAACAGCTGCTTCGAATACTAGCTTAATGTTTGTTTTGAATTCTTCAGAAAGATCAGTACCTTCGAAGATTGATTCGATTGAAGCTTCCACTTCAACGACTTCTTCTTCAACAACAACTTCTTCAGTAGATTCTACTTCTTCAGCAGTTGGTACTTTCTCACCGGCTTTTTCTTGGCCAGGAGTCTTTACATCTGATTTCTTGACTTCGACTTCGCCTTTCTTCTTCTTGACGTTTTCTCCACCTTCAGGCTTTACAGGCTGAGGTACTTCTGAATAACCGTCATCAGCAACGAATTTATTTTTGTCGTCTGCCATAATTATTTCTCCTTTAATATCTATTTAAATATAAATTAAATCTATTTGCAAATTATTTATTAATTGTTTAATTTCTCAAAGAACGAACGAATGTTTGAAACATCCTTGCTGCCGTTGCTTCATCAATTGTTCGCACTACACGATTAACCTTTTTCTCGACTTCCTCGACAATCTCCTCGATGGCTTCAGCTACTTCCTGAGGCCTCCAAGATGAAGAAGCGATATCGTAATAATACTCTCTGTTCTCCATAATGCCATTAACAAATGCATTTGGAGCTGAAGGATCAGTTACAATGTCTACAGTTGCTAAATGAAAGTCTTTTTGAACTTCCATAACACCATCTTTCAATTGCTTGACTGAACCCAATCCTCTTGTTGAGACGCCGATTTTAACACCTTCGTCTAATAAAGATTTTACAATCTCACCCATTGGAGTAGATAAGATTTTAGCTTTACCGTAGAAGTCGTTTCCTTCTCGTCTCATTGAAGTAATTAAGTGTGATACTCTGTCACCGTTAATAGTTGGTCCGTCTGGGTGTCCCAGTTCTCCAAGGGCACGCTTCGGTTGAATAAATTCTTGATCGTAGCGCTCCATCTCTTTTTCAAGAGTTTCACTCGGATAAGTACGTCCGTTTCTATTTTTTAGATCACCTTGCATGAAGATACCTTCGATAAAGTGGGACTTAGATCCGTCCTCTTTAGCTTCAGTAATTACTTCAAGGTTCTCATTTAGTTCTGTAATAAGTTGCATATTATCACCT